GGAATAAATCAAAATCATTTAACTGTTGATTATAGAAAAATTGATGTTGCTATGGAGGTAGTATGATCCCAAATTATCAAATAACTGGGCAGTCAGTAACTCCTCAAGAAGTACTAGATGTTATCCCAGAACAAGAAAAATCTGATAGAGCTATCCAGCAATCAGAGGAAAATTACCTACAGCAGTTAGAAAAAAACTCTGCTGATAGATTAAAAAACTCCGAAAAACAGTTAGAAGGTTTATCTACTATTTCAGGTAAAATCGGAGACATACTTACTAAAAAAAGAGAAAAACATAGATCTGACAGAGAAGCACAGATATCTTTAGACATAATGACTAAAGGTGTAAGTCCAGAACTAGAAGCAAGATTTAGAGGAGATGAAAGTGCGTTATTTGACGATGATTTAGCTACTCAAGAATTTGCTTCTAAGTACGAAGCAGAGACCGGCGACAGTATCACCGCTCAAGAATTTCGTAACATGGCTGGCTGGGAAAAGTATATGGTTGCAAAACAATATGCTTTAGAAAAAGCTAAAGGTTATGACCAGTATGTCTATGAGGCTTATGAAACTACAAAGATAGATGTTGTAAGAGATGGTCAACAAGTTTCTGTTGGTCACATGGATAACTTATCTCCTTCAGAACAAGCAGGTTTAGACGAAAAGATTAAGTTTGAATATGCAAGACAATTTGCAGGATTAAACGAAGCTCTTATAGCTACTGTTGTTAAACCTGAGATTGATAAGTTTGATGCAAAGAGAAGAAAAGAACAAGCAGTTAGAAGAGAAAAAGCTTACCAATTAGGAGTACAAGAGTCTGACTCTAAGATGATAGAATTAGGATTTGCTACTGCTAATCCTGCCGACGGACATCAACTAGCCCATGATTGGGCTGCTAGATATGCAGCTAGAAATAGAACTTCTATAAATGTAGGAAGAATAGCTTTTAAAGAGAACCTTGTCGATTTAGTAAGTGAGAATAAAATCACTTATCCAGAGGCTATGTCTATAGTCAATCACGAAATAGAAGCTCGTGATGGTTCTACTAAGTCAATGACTTCTTGGAAAGAGTGGGATGGTCTTGGAGAAGATTTAGCAGAAGCTGCAAAGAAAGGAACTACTGCTAGAGAAGAGCAAAAATCAAATCAAATAGCTGGTGATTTACAAGTCATTAAGTCTATGGACAATCTTACTAATGACCAAAAGATGCAGTTGTATGCAGTCTATCAAGATAAATATGATGGGTATGTACCAAGTAAATTACAAGGAGCATTACGTGGTCATATAGATGATGAGGCAGCAGAAGATATGATTCAAGAATCAATACGCTATCAAGGTGGTGTATATGATTTTGAACTAGCTAATGTTAGTACAGAGATGTTTAATAAATATAAAGATAAGCTTATTGAATCTGGCTCTACCGTTCCCGGGACTGATGCTCATAAGAAAGCTAATGCTTGGATCAGGACTTATACAAACGAAGGTACTGAAGAAACATTTGCGGAAACAGATGCTAAGTCTCCAGAGTGGATGTCATTAAATGAAAGTTTGACTGAGTTATATTTCAGTACCTACAAAGATACTCTTTATAGAAATGGTCAAAAAGTAGCTACTGAAGCACAGGCAGATTTGGCTGCTAGGAATGCTATCCAACAAGCTGTTGGAAATCCTGAAGTACTTAAACAGTTTATGAATACAGATTTTTCAGACGACGGAGATGAAACTTATAACCGTTTGATGCAAGTATCCATGACTCAATCAGGTGGTGGCGGTTGGAGAAATACCAAGATTACAGCAAATAAAGAAATAGATACTGCATTAGTCAGATGGTACAACACACCTTTACATCAAAGTAAAGACTTACCTTCTTACTACAAAGATTTAGCAATGAGAATAGGAGTAAATCCTATTGACTTAGCTCACTCTCAACTGAAGTATTTAATTGAAGATGAAGTAAAAGAAGATAAAAAAGAAGAAAAGTATAACGATAATATTTTAAACCTTATATATAAATTTCCAACTCGTGAACGCATTACAAGAGCAAGACTTGAAGCAGAAGGAGCTGGAGATCAAAACGTAAAAACATCTATTTATAACAGAACAGCTTTAACAATAAAGGACGAGTAACTACGGTTTACTCGCCAATTGTTAGGCGATATTTACCGTGGTAACTATGGAAGATGACATGAATTTCGAGATAGGAATATCTGGAGATGGACTAACAATGGAAGAAACTGCTGCGGCAGTGGAAAACATGCAAGAGGCAGAACAAGAACGTTCTATACTCAGACAACAACAAATTGAACAAGAAGAACAAAAGGCTGAAGCTAACAAACCTGAAGGTGCAAACTTAGGTGACTATATAGCTGATACTGTTAAGGCACCTATTGCAGGTGTTAGAGATGGTGTAGCTAACATAATCACTGCTCCAGAAAGAGTCATTGACTTTATCTCTGGAGAAATGCAAGAAGAATCTGAAACTGAAGAAGGTTATCAAACTGAGTGGGATTCATTACTTTATGGAGAGAATGATCCTTTAGAAACTAAAACTTGGTGGGGTGGTTTAATTAGAACAGGTACTGAAGTTGGAACTACTTTAGGTTTGACAGGTGGATTTGGAGCTGTAGGAAAAGTTGGTAAAGGTTTGACCTTTGCACAAAGTCTTAAGACTGGTGCTTTAACTGGAGCAAGATTTGACCTATTAGATAAAGACTCTCAAGACGATAATTTAGCAGGAATGCTTAAAGAAAAGTTTCCTTTATTAGATACACCACTAGCTACGAAAGATAGTGATAGTCCAATTATGAAGACTATGAAAAACGTAGTTGAAGGAATGATGATCGGAGGAGTATTTGATAGTGTTTTATATGGAGTAGCTAAAGGACTACCTAAAGCACAGATTGGTGAAGCAGTTAACGCTAGAAAGAAAAGTGTTAAATCTCAGCAATTAGAAGAAGCTGCTACACAGATGAAAGAACCCGGATTTAGAGCAAGTAAAAATCCAAAGCTAGCTAATAAATCACAAGGTGCTACTACTTCATTAGAGACAGGTTCGAATCTTCGTCAAGCGAAAAAGCAAAAGAAAGCAAATCTTGGATCTGAAGAAGGTAGTATTGGTTCTTCACTATCAAACACAGAAGTTACAGCACTTACTAAAGGAACTGGAGAAGCTAGAAAAGTAGTTGAAAAAGTATTACGTAGATTCAGAAGTCAAGGTTATGTTCAGCAGATGAAAGAGACTGCTGCAAGACAAGGTAAAACTCTTGATGAATTATTTGCTGCTGATCTAGATACTTATAAACAAGTCTTTGAAGGTAGAAATACATCTGACATGACTCCTGAAGAGTTCTGGCAACAAATCAGTAAAGAGAAATTTGAACGAAAGAGTGGAAAGAAAGTTTTATATTCTTATGTATCTAGTGAATATGCTGATGCTATAGATATGATTAATGCTTCTCTATTTAATGAGATAAGAGATGCAGGAGTTTCAGCTAGAGAATTAGCAGATATATACGACATTAAAGATATTGATGGTCCTGCTCAGAAGATGGTTGAAAAACTAATTGCTGGTTTACAGATGAGAAAGATGGCTAGTTCTGATATTTCTCAACAACTTGCACAATTTGGAAAAGCAAGGGGTGTGAAAACAGTAACTCCAAAACTCCAAGCTGAATTGATAGACAAACAAGTACAGGAAAGTATTGATGCTTTCCGTATGGCATTAGATATGACTACTGAAGATGGTGGTGATGAAATATTTAAAGCAATGTTTGAAGGAATATCAATGGCTAAAGAAATTCATACACTTGATGATCTTGATGCATTTATGCGAGTCAAGATGAGAGGTGGTGAATGGGGTGGAGATGCTAAGAAAACTGGTGCATTTTTAAGAGAGATGGGATCTATGTTTACTCATAGTGTTTTGTCTGGACCTAAAACAGCAGTCAGAGCAATCATGGGTACATCCACTGCAACATTCTCAAGACCACTAGCTATGGCTATGGGTGGTTTGATGAAAGGTGATGGTACAACTATGAGAGCTGGCTTAGCTTCTTTGAATGCTATGCGTGAAGCCATACCAGAATCTTTTGAATTATTTAAAAGAAAGCTTAATTCTTACTGGGCTGGTGATATCTCAACAATGAAAACTAGATATGTTGAGAGGACTAAACAAGATGACCAATGGACTATGTATGGTCATTGGGCAGAGACTAGAGGTGATGCAACAGATAAGGCTTTATATCGTACAGCCAATATGGTTAGGAGTTTGAATGACAATAGTTTTCTTACCTACTCAACCAAGATCATGGCATCTACTGATGATGCTTTTGCATTAATTATTGGTAGAGCTAGAGCTAGAGAGAAAGCTTTCTTACAAGCAGCAGATAAACTTCCAAGCGGAAACTTCCAGAACTTAGATAATAAGTTTTTCAGAGATATGGAAGATAAGTTCAATAGTCAAATATTTGACAGCAATGGAAATATTACTGACAAGATGGCTGAATACAGCAGAAAAGAAGCAACTCTTACTCAAGACTTAACTGGTTTTTCGCAGAAACTAGGAGAAGCTTTTAACGAAGCTCCTTGGGCTAGACCATTCTTCCTATTTGCAAGGACTGGTATTAACGGGTTAGCACTTACTGCTAAATACACTCCCGGTTTTAACTTATTAGTCAGTGAATTTAACCAGATAGCAAAAGCTAAACCCGGAGATAATCTCCAATCACTACATAAATACGGCATTCATAATACACATGATCTTATGACTGCTAAAGCTG